AAAACAATTGAAACCAGGTAGGCCCGTAGCAAAGGCAAACCCTGAAATAATGGAAGAGGTTTTATTCTGGATCTCTTCTGGCAATACTTTGCGTTCTTATTGCAGACAAGATGGTAAGCCTGCTTACTCAACTATTTATAATTGGTTGAATAAAGATGAAGAATTAAATGAACGCTTCGTGCGTGCGAGAGAGATGGGGGCGGATTGGATAGCGGATGAAATACTTGAGATAGTGGATGAAAAACCAAGAATGATTGGAGATGACCAGCAGAGAATTGATCCAGCTTTCATACAGCAACAAAGAGTTCGGTCTGAGATTCGTTTGAAGCTCCTCGCAAAATGGTTCCCACAGAAATGGAGTGATAAGACGAACGTGGATCATTCGGGAGGTGTATCAGTGACAGTGACCACAGGAGTTCCACAGTGAGAGACTTGCAATTTGACCAGGATATTGCAGGACACTTTGTAGATAAGTGGTTGAGGTATGAGATTACGGATGAAGAACTAGAGAAACGCCTCGATCAGTGTGCATTGTCCACAGATGAAGAGGAACTAATTTGATACCAAACATTGCCCTTGATTACACGCCACGTAATTGGCAGAAGGACTGTCATTTAAAGAAGAAAAGGTTCTCCGTGTATGCACTCCATAGGCGAAGTGGCAAGACTGAATTAGCGATAATGGAATTAATAGATAAGGCGATGAAGACAGACAAAGAGCTGGGCATGTTCGTTTATGTTGCTCCGTTCCTTCGTCAGGCAAAGGCTATTGCATGGGCCAGATTGAAGGAGAAGATTGAACCACTAAGAAGATCCTCGCTAATTGATATAAATGAAGGCGAACTGAGCGTGAAGTTTAAACATAATGGAGCGATCATTAGGCTCTTTGGTGGTGACAATGCTGATGCTTTAAGGGGCCTCCGTCTGGACGGCATTGTGATTGATGAGGTAGCGCAAATAAAACCAGAACTGTGGGATGACGTATGTCAGCCAGCACTTAGTGACAGACTTGGGTGGGCGATTTTCATAGGTACTCCGAGTGGTATTAATTTATTTAGTGAGCTGTATTACAAAGCCATAGAGGAGGAGGATTGGACTGCTGCCAGATTCACGGTATATGACACAGAATCGATATTCCCCCAAGAAGTTGAGCGTCTCAAACGTGATATGGCTGAGACTTCATTCGCAAGAGAATATCTATGTGACTTCAGTGCGGCAGGTGACGACCAACTTATTGCATTAGCAGACACAGAGGAAGCATCTAAACGTGTATATCAAAAGACAGATGTGGAACTTGCCCCAATCATCTTAGGAATTGATCCAGCTCGTTTTGGAGATGACAGATCTGTTGTATTCAGAAGGAGAGGCAGGCAGGGATTCAAGCCTATTGTTTATCGAGGCATAGATAACATGGAGCTGGCCTCCAGGGTGGCGAATCTGATCGAGGAACATGACCCAGATGCGGTTTTTTGTGATGCAGGTGCAGGGTCAGGAGTGATCGATAGGCTCAGGCAATTGGGGTATGACGTAATAGAGATTCCATTCGGTGGGAAGGCAACTAAGCCAGAGCTATTCACCAACCGTAGAACTGAGATGTGGTGGTTAATGAAGGAGTGGATAGAAGAAGGTGGGGCAATACCAAACGACACAGCACTTAAACAAGAGCTAGCAACACCGATTTATTGGTATGACAATGTTGGTAGGCGAGTATTAGAGTCTAAAGATCAGATCAAGAAGAGATTACAGGGTGCAGGATCACCAGACTTAGCTGATGCATTAGCACTAACCTTTGCGTTGCCGGTAGCCAAGAAGATCCCAGAGGACATCTACATCAAAAGGCGTAACGATGCCACTAGGAAGGAGGAATATGATCCCTACACAAGAGTCTAATTTCGTTCGTATAGCAGAAGGGCTAGATGTAGAGCCATTGCTTGAATTATTAGATGCCAAACCTGAGCTGTGGAAAGAGATAGACGCAAGACAAAAGTTTACTAACTCACCACACAAAGATACCGAGTGTATATACGTCAGAGGACCACTGAAAATGAGCGTTTACTACGTTATGTGGGATACAGGATCATATGACTACCCATGCATGGAATATTTGAAGCCAGCATTAGTACCATTAATGCGACCCATATTAGAGAAATTAGAAGTGAAAGATATGGGAAGACTTCTTATTGTTAATTTAAAACCTAGTGGGCATGTAACTAAACATAATGATCAGGGAAAGTATTCGGATCACTATCAAAGGTTTCATTTAGTACTGAAATCTAATGAATGGTGCAGCCAAACTTGTGGCGATCAAGAACAAAAGTTTAAGGAGGGTGAGGTTTGGTGGTTTAACCACAAGAAGCTACACACTGCAGACAATGTTGGCATGACTGACAGGGTGCATATAATATTTGATTGTGTAACTAAAGATTCTTTATGCCAAGTGTGACCGTAACACCAAGCAGTGCATGTACTGTTGATAGAAATAGAACTTCTAAAATTGACATCAAACTAGCCACAGTTGATGAGATGTTGGCTAAAGCATCAATCTTGTTTGAAGAGCATTACGAAGAGATTGCTCGCAACAAACAGATCATGAAGCTTAAGCCAGATGAAAAGGCTTACCGCAATTTAGAGGAAGCCAATCAAATTTTCATTTTATCAGCATGGCAAGATGATGTTTTGATTGGTTATTCTGTTAATTTTGTTCTTAATCATCCTCATTATGCCGATCTTGTCTTAGCTCAAAATGATCTCTTGTATATCAAGAAAGAAATGCGAGGTAGCAGGGCAGGCTTAAGGTTGATTAAGGAGACAGAAACTTATGCGACATCACTCGGCTGCAAACTAATGCTCTGGCACGCTAAAGAAAACACCGCTTTAAGTGCAATATTGCCGAGAATAAAATACGGTGTACAAGACATCATCTATTCTAAGGAGTTATGACATGGCAGTTTCAGCAGCAATAGCAATTGGAGCATCTACATATGTAGCTATTAAAAGCTCAAATGATCAAAGAAGGGTGCAAGAAAAAGCATTAGCAGAACAAAGACAAGCAAATGAACGTGCAGAGTCTCGTGCACAAGCAGAACAACAGAGATCTGAGCAAGAGTACAACAGAGCTAATAGACAGAATGTAGATATCGAAAGTGCATTAGATGCTAGTGAGCTAGCTTCAAAACAGGGAGCATCTGGAACATTACTGACAGGAAGTACGGGAGTAGATCCTAATCAATTGAACTTAGGTTCAAACACCTTATTAGGCGGCTAAACAATGAAAACAAAACGTGCAGACCTGTTGTCAAGATGGGGTCACCTAAGAAGCGAAAGGGCTACATGGTGGTCGCATTGGCAAGAAGTGACAACTTACTTGCTACCAAGGAATGGACGTTATTTTGAGCAGGATAGAAATAAAGGAACAAGAAGGCATAATTCGATTTATGACAACACAGGGACAAGAGCCTTAAGGACACTTGGTGCAGGCATGATGGCTGGTGCTACATCTCCTGCAAGACCTTGGTTTAGATTAGCCACGGCTGATCCAGAATTAAATAGATACGCTCCTGTCAAATTGTGGCTGAATGAGGTAACAGAGCGGATGCAATTGGTGTTTCAGAAGTCCAATACATATAGAACATTGCATGGAGTATATGAAGAGCTAGGAGCATTTGGCACTGCTGGATCTATTATCCTTCCCGATCCCAAGACAGCTATTCACCATTACCCTGTAACTGTTGGAGAATATGCAATTGCAACAGATTATCAGGGGAGAGTAAATACTTTATATCGAGAATTTCAGAAGACAGTAGGAGAGGTAGTAAGAGAATTTGGATATAAGAAGTGTTCAACGTCCGTTAAGAATCTGTTCGACAGAGGTAATCTTGATTCATGGATTACGTTGATACATGCAATAGAACCTCGTGATGATCGGGAGCGTGATTTTAAGAAGAAGGACAATATGAACATGGCATATAAGTCTTGTTATTTTGAGTTAGGTGGAGATGGCGAACAAGTACTGAGAGAAAGTGGATATAAAGATTTCCCTGCTGTTATACCTAGATGGGGTGTCTCTGGTGGCGATGTTTATGGTAATTCGCCAGGGATGGAAGCGTTAGGTGATATCAAACAATTGCAGCATGAGCAACTACGTAAGGCGCAAGGCATTGATTATCAGACAAAGCCACCATTGCAAGTACCTAGCTACATGAAGAATAGGGATGTAGATAGTCTTCCTGGTGGGATTACGTTTGTTGATGGTCAGCAAGGCAAGATTGAGACTGCATTCAATGTGAACCTGAATCTTCAGCACCTGTTAATGGATATACAGGACGTGAGAGGGCGCATCAATGGTTCGTTTTATGCTGATTTATTCTTGATGCTGGCTAATGCTACCGATACACGCATGACGGCAACCGAAGTAGCAGAGCGTCATGAAGAGAAACTGTTAATGCTAGGACCAGTATTAGAGCGATTACATAATGAATTGCTAGATCCATTGATAGATAATACGTTTAATAGAATGATCGACTCTAATTTGATACCACCTGCTCCAGAAGAGCTTCAAGGGATGGAATTAAGTGTTGAATTTGTATCTATGTTGGCACAAGCACAACGTGCTATTGGAACAAATAGTGTTGATAGGTATGTGAACAATATGGGTATGGTTGCACAAATGAAGCCAGACGTTCTTGATAAGTTCGACTCTGACGCATGGGCCGAGGGATACGCAGATATGTTGGGTGTAGATCCTAAGTTAATCGTTGCAGGTCCAAGAGTAGCGAAGATCCGTAAGGCAAGGGCAGCAGCACAGCAGGAGATGGCAAAGCAAGAAGCAGCAAATCAAGCTGCTGAGAATATGTCAAAAATAGGAAAGGTTGATGCAGGCAACGCTATGGATATGATGAACCAATTTAGTGGTTATAACTCACCATCCCCACTAGAGGTTTAACTATGTCCATCAGGTTTAGAGAGTTGCTTTGGTATTCTCTCGAAGATCCACATGGTGTGACCGTAATACCGTTCTTACTAGATATATTGGGCCATGAGTGATTACAATCCTCTCGACCTAAAGGCGCAACAGAAATCCAAAGACTCTAAGAAGTCAGCGGAAAGAATTGATCGCCAAAATGAAGAGTCGGACATTAAATGGCTCATGAGCAGCAAGAGGGGTCGCAGATTTATCTGGAGACTTCTGGAGCAAGCGGGCGTTTTCCGATCATCGTTCAACCCCAACGCAATGACAATGTCATTTAGCGAAGGTAGCAGGAACTATGGTTTGGTGATTCTCAGCTCGATCCACACTCTCTGCCCTGAGTTGTATCCGACAATGATTAAGGAACAAAAAAATGTCAGAAACGCTGATGACGGAAGCCAACCAAACAAATGAAGGCGACACGCAGCAATCAGTAGACGCAACAACTGAGCAATCAACTGAAGCGACTACTGGAACCGAGCAGCAAGCTGAATCTGTACAGGATCAACAAGGTTCGGATGAATCCTCTGTTGAAAGTGAAACTAGCGAATCAGAAACACC